AAAAACGCAAAAACACCCCCTCAATCTTCTCTCCACGAAGCACGCAGCTTCTTCGCAAAAGCAGCCTTCTTCTTCTTCATCGCATTAGCACGTTTAGACCTCTTGAGTCGCATCTCTCGTTGTTCCTTCTTCTTCTCTTCTAAACTCATCGGGATAACCAGCTTGAGCCAAACACAGGTTGCCTTCTCAAACCCACGCTTCTTAAAAAGCTTCACAACGGCCGACGAAAAGCAGCTAGCCTCGATCTCGTAATATTTGCAGTAATGCTCACCATCCAAACGAACACCAAGCCGAAATATCTTCATTTTTTTCATTTAAAGTCTCCTTGCCTAAAAAATGTGCAACTGCCTAAAAAATAGGCAATGCTGTGTTAATTATGCAACAGGTTGATAGCCTGTTTGTCGGATTATGGCAAAAATGGTAGGGGGTTGTTGTGGGTCTCCCTTTTAAATCCCTCCATTCTCGCCAGACAGCAAAGTTTATAACAAACACCACAAAACGTCAACAATGGCTGTTTTCAGCCATTTTTCAGTATGATGAGGAATTGTCGCATAATGTGTATTATGGATACAAAATCTATAAACTATTGATTTATAATAATATTATTTTTATGGCTAGACAAAATTTAATGGGGTAGGGGGGTGTTTCTGTCTAAATTACCACCCCCTATCCCCGAAATTGGTTTCTTCCCTTCGCGTATGGTAACCCCCTTATAAATTACCATCGCGTGAGGGGGGGGTTGAAATTTATTGGTGTGTAGTTTATTGTTTTGGTAGGAGGTTTTTTTTATGAGCAAGGAAGTTAGCAAGCGGGTTGTTGGTAGGAAGCCGAGGGTAGACTTGGGTGATTTTCCTATTGGCAAGGTTGGGGTTATTGGTTCGGATGATAGTTTAGAGGTTGGTTATGCGTATAGTTTGAAGGATTTGATATTTTTTGAGGAATTTTTGAAGGATTTAGATTTTGATCGTTCGGCGCGAGAGGCTGGGATAAGTTGTGTTAATAATTTGAAGAAGCGCCCTGAGATTATGCGTGTTTGCAGGGAGATGTTTGAGGCTCATTTTCGTAAGTTGTATATGAAGGCTGAGTTAGCGGGGAGTGAGCATATTAAGCGTTTGGAGGTATTTTGGCAGGATTATTTGAGGAGTGATGATGGTAAGTTTAAGGCGGCGATTGCTAGTTCGATAGCGAAGATGAGTGGCGACCATTTGAGGGCGGCTGGGGCATTTGATAGTGGTGGGGAGCGTAGCAAGTCGAATGTTGTTATTAACATTGATTTAGGAGGGGATAGGGGGGTTGTGATAGATGGCGAAAAGGTTGGATAGGATAGTTGAGAGTGTATTTGAGTTTGGGTATAAGGCGTCCCCTACTTTAGCTAAGTTTCATCAGGACGATAGTTTTATTCGTGGGATTATGGGGCCGATTGGTTCGGGCAAGAGTGTTGGTTGTTGTGTTGAGATATTTTCTAGGGCATCGGTTATGCCTATTGCGAATGATGGGATTAGGCATAGTCGTTGGGCTATTGTTAGGAACACGCAACCGCAGTTAGAGACTACGACGATTAAGACGTGGTTATCGTGGTTTCCTGAGCATATTTTTGGGAAGATGAATAGGAAGCCACCGTTTACGCATATTATTCGGATTAACGATATTGAATTAGAGGTTATATTTTTGGCATTGGACAAGCCGGAGGATGTAAAGAAGTTATTATCTTTAGAGGTTACGGGGATATGGTTTAACGAGGCCAGGGAGATTGAGAAAGAGATTTTAGATGCGGCATCTGGGCGTGTTGGGCGTTATCCGTCGGATAAGATGAAGCCGAAGGAATTAGGGGATAAGAAGTGGGGATTTTGGCATGGGATTATTATGGATACTAACCCTCCTGATGATACTCATTGGTGGTATCGTTGTGCGGAGGAGGATGCTTGGGCAGTTAATGAATTTGGGGATAGGGTATCCCCGGACAGTTTTTCGGTTGACAAGAGGTGGAAATTTTTTAGGCAACCTAGCGGTTTGAGTTCTGAGGCGGAGAATATTAAACATTTGCCTAATGGTTATTATGAGCGGTTATTGGCTGGTAAGGATAAGGAATGGATAAATATTTATGTTCATGGGAATTATGGGTTTATTAAGGATGGTCGTCCTGTTTATGGTTCGTGCTGGAATGATGATTTGCACGTTTCGGATAAGGTTGAGTGTATAAAGGGGTTAAAGGTTTACATTGGTTTAGACTTTGGTTTGACACCTTGTGCTATATTTGGGCAAAAGACGGCAAGAGGGACGTGGCATATTTTTAATGAGTTAGTTACGGATGATATGGACATTGATAGTTTTGCCCGCTTATTGGGTCAAGAGATACATGATTGTTGTGAGGGTAATCATGTTTTGATTTATGGCGACCCTGCGGGAGAGTTTAGGGATGCGCAGGGTATGACGGTTTACGAGATTTTAAAAAAGAGAGGTTTAATTGCTCGTCCTGCGCAGACGAATAACTTAGAAATTCGTTTACAGGCGGTTAAATCTCCGTTGTTACGAATGATTGACGGCAAGCCGGGCTTTGTTTTGGGCAAGAATTGCGGTATTTTGCGTAGAGGATTTAATGGTGGGTATAAGTTTAGGCGTATTTCTTCTGGTGGTGCGGCAAGATTTACATTAGAGCCCGATAAAAACCAGTTTTCGCATCCTCACGATGCGTTGCAATATTTACTTTTAGGTGGTGGTGAGTTTACGGAAATGCGCGGCAAGTCGAATAAGCCTTTTCATGGTGCAACGATGAGCTTGGATTGGTCGCCATGGAAGTAGTCACAACGTGGTATTTTGCATTTGGGGAAGGCCGTAAGCCTATTTGTAGGTATTTGCGGAGAGGTTTTGGTCATGTTTGTGCATGGACAATGCTTGAGGGTAGGGCGATATTGATAAATCCTACAACTAGTGTTGTTGAGGTTCGTTCTTATTCAATGCCTGATGGTTCTGCTGTTGATGGTGATTTAATGGCTGATATTTGGGTTAAGGATTTTGGTTATTCTGCGGTTGTTAGATTGGATATTCCTGTAATATCGACTAATTTTGTTGGGTTTTTTGGTGGTATAATTCCATCTTGCGTTAATGCAGTTAAGGCGGTATCATCATACCGCAGTTTTGCGCAAACTCCGTATGGTTTGTTTTGTGATTTGGTTAAATCTGGTGGAAAGGTTTTTAGTAATGGGCGGTTTATTTAGTTCTCCTCGCACGCCGGATAATTCGGCACAAATTGCAGCGATGCAGCAGCGTGAACGTGAGGAGAAAGAAAAGGCTATGTTGGCGCAGAAGGAGTTGACGGAGAAAGAAAAGGCTCGTTCTCGCAAGCGCCGAGGCTTGGCATCTCTTATTGGCACATCTGAATTAGGCGTTAATGAGGGTTTGGGTTAATGAGTATCCAACTTCATAAGCGTTTTTTGGCCGTTAAGTCAAAAAAGCATAATTGGGATGATTTATATCAGGATTGTTTTCGATATGCTGCCCCACAGCGAGACACTTTTTTTGAAAACAAGACCGACGGGGAAAAGAAGGACGGAAAGGGAGAGGTTTACGATAGCGCGGCAATTACTGCATTGTCTAAATTTGCTTCTAACATTCAGTCTGCCTTGTGTCCTCCGCAGAAAGTATGGGCAAAACGTATTCCTGGCTCATCCGTTCCCAAGGAAGATGCCAAAAGTTTTCAAGAGGCGTTAGAGTTTGTAGATAAGGTTTTCTTTTCGGCAATTGCTCAATCAAATTTTGATGTTCAGATTGGCGAAAGTTTCTTGGATTTGGGTGCTGGGACTGGAGCTTTATTGTTTCAGAAGGGAACAATAGAAAATCCTTTTTCGTTTGTTTCTATTCCGCTTTCTCAATTGTATCTTGAGGGTGGGGCGAACGGTGACATTACTGGAGTTTTTCGGCAACATGATGTGCCTATTCGCTCAATTCAAGAAACATGGCCTGATGCCAGTTTAACTGATGACATGATGCAGAAGATGGAGAGTAGGCCAGATAGTGTTTGCTCTTTGATTGAAAGCACCGTCCAAGAGGATTTTGAATATATCGACATTAACCGAGGTGCGGTTAAGCAGCAGATTAAAAACGGTTACGTTTATCGGTTGATGGACGAAAAGAGTAAAACCATCTTGCTTGAGCGCAAGATGCGCACTAACCCGTGGATTATTTTCCGTTGGTCGGTAATGGC